AAAGGACGAGTTTCCGCGTGAGAGCTGCGGGCTGATCGCTGTTGTCAAAGGGCGTCGGCGTTACTTCCCGTGTCCAAACATTGCTGAAACGCCTGATGAGCATTTCATTCTTGACGGCTGGAACGAAGTAGAGGATAAGGGTGAGGTCGTCGCTGTTGTCCACAGTCATCCCAAGACCAATCCTGCTCCATCACCAGCTGATCGTGTTGCGTGCGAAAAGTCCGGTCTGCCGTGGTTCATCGTCAACCCAAACACTGAAGGTTGGGGATACTGCGAGCCAGATGGCTTCGAGCTTCCGTATGTGGGACGTGAGTTCGTCCACGGCATTGTGGACTGCTACAGCCTTTGCCGTGATTGGTACGGAAGGGAGTGGGGGCTTGAGTTGCAGGATTATGACCGTCGAGATCAGTGGTGGGAGCACGGGGAAAACCTGTATTTAGAGAACTTCCAGAAGGAAGGGTTTCACAAGATTCCGGTTGAGGAGCTGCAACGCGGTGATGCGTTGTTGATGCAGTTGGTTTCACCCGTTCCAAACCATGCTGCGATCTATCTGGGTGACTCTCAGATCTTGCATCACGTACAGGGAAGGCTGTCGAGCAGGGATGTTTACACCCTTGGCAGCAGTTACTATGGCAAGAGCACTGCTTGCGCCTTGAGGCATGAAAGTCGTTAAGGTTTACGGCGCACTTCGCAAGAAATTAGGTCAATGCCGGTTTGAGTTTGAGGCTGCAACACCGGCTCAGGCAATTAAAGCCTTGTGTGTAAATTTTCCCGGCCTAGATAAGTGGCTAATTGATAGCGAAAAGGACGGAGTTGGTTATCGAGTAACTGTTAGCAAAGAAAAAGCAACGGAGCAAAATGTAAGCCCGTTGATAATGCCTTGGAGTGAAAAAGATGTCTTTAGCATCACGCCTGTGATTGCAGGTGCAGGACGTGGCCTCGGTTCGATTTTGGCAGGCGTTGCCCTGGTCGGCTTAGCCGTTGCATCTGGCGGAGCAACTTTAGGTCTGTCAGGATTTACCTCAGGTGCTGTTGTTGGCGTTAGCTCGCAAACTGCTCTTCTAGGTGGTGCGTTGGCTGCTGCTGTTGGAAATATCGGCATTGGCTTGACTTTTATGGGTATTGCTCAGGCAATCTCGCCGCAGCCAAGCCTTGACAGTACGCTCGATGAATCAGCGCAACTTGAATCCTTTAGCTTTTCAAACGTCGTTAATACCTCAAAGCAAGGCTTGCCAGTGCCGATAGCGTATGGGCGGGTGTTTGTTGGCTCAGCAGTTATTTCAAGCGGTCTTGATGTTGATGAGGTGACAGCATGACGCAAACTAAATACATTGCTGGCGCTGGCGGCGGCGGCAGTAAAGTCGGCGGCGGATCGAATACACCTACAGAGGCTGACGACACTCTTCAGTCAGTACAGTTTGCCAGTGTCCTTGATCTGATTAGCGAAGGCGAGATTCAAGGATTAGAAGACGGCAACAAGAGTATTTTCTTGGAAGATACACCAGTTCAGAACGCGGACGGTTCAAATAATTTCAGCGACTTCACGATTGTCACGCGCACCGGAACGCAAACTCAAACCCACATCCCTGGCGATTTTGGGTCAACGCAATCAGAGCAGGCAGTTAATTCTGAAGTCACTAACGGCACTCCTGTTACTCGATCGATCACAGACACTGACGTTGATCGTGTCCGTGTCACTCTGACAATCCCATCGCTCCGCAAAATTAAGAATGACGGTGACATCGTCGGCCACAAAGTCAGCATCAAGATTCAGGTGCAATACAACGGCGGTGGTTTTAACGACGTTATTTCAGACACGATTAAAGGCAAGAGCAGCGCAAAATATCAGCGTGACTACATGATCACGCTTAGCGGCTCTTTCCCCGTTGACATTCGGATGGTTCGCGTCAGTGCAGACGAAACCAGCACACGCAAGGCAAGCTCGACATTTTTTCAGGCTTACACCGAGATTATTGATGAGAAATTTCGTTATCCGAACTCTGCCTTAGTCGGGCTGCGATTTGACTCCCGACAGTTCGGCAGCATCCCATCTCGCAAATATCTTATTCGCGGAATCAAGGTAAAGATTCCAAGCAACGCGACGGTAGACACAACAACGCATCTAGGGCGCTTGACTTATAGCGGGGTCTGGGATGGGACTTTCCAGGCTGCGACTTGGTGTAACGATCCCTCGTGGTGCCTCTACGATTTGCTGATTTCGAGCAGGTACGGGGCGAATGTGCCGGAAGATACGCTCGACCGTTATGACTTTTTCGCCATAAGCCAATACTGTAATGAGCTTGTAGATGATGGCAAAGGCGGTCAAGAGCCACGCTTCAGCCTCAACATCCTTATTAATAGCCGTGACGAGGTTTACAACGTTATTCAGCAGCTGACTGCCATTTTCCGTGGCATTGCGTATTACGGCTCTGGATCGTTGGTGCTGCTGCAGGACAAGCCAACCGATGCACAGTATTTGCTTGGTCCATCCAACGTTGTCGGCGGGACATTTTCTTATTCAGGTTCTGCGCAAAAATCACGGCACACCGTTGCTGTTGTCGCGTGGCAGTCATACGACACCCGCGGAGATATTGAGTATGAATACGTTGAAGATCATGCCGCTGTTGCTAAGTACGGCATCATTAAAAAAGAGATCAAGGCCATTGGTTGTTACAGCCAAGGCCAGGCTCATCGCCTGGGCAAGTGGACACTGCTATCAGAGCAAAACCTAACCGAGACGTGCGAATTTGCGGTTGCGATTGAAAGCGGGATTATTCTCCGTCCCGGGATGGTTGTTGATATTGCGGACCCGTTGCGAGGCGGAACACGCAGAAGCGGGCGTGTCAGTTCAGCAACGACAACTGTTATCACGATTGATAGCGATACCGATTTGTCGGTAAATCTTGCAGCGAGTCCGACGCTTTCAGTCCTGCTGCCTACGGGCTTGGTTGAGACCAAGACGATCTCCAGCATTTCTGGAGCGGACATCACTGTTAGCGAAGCTTTTAGTGAAGCGCCAAATGCAGCAGCCATTTATCTAATCGACACTACCGATATTCAGGTTCAGAAGTTCCGTGTCTTGTCGGTAGCTGAGTCCGGTGATGGAGTTTATGGCGTCAGTGCGATTGCATATAACGAATCAATCTATGCGGCGATTGAGCAAGACGTTTCGCTGACGACGCGAGATATCACTAACCTTTCTGGAGCGCCTGCAGCCCCTGAAGGTCTTACAGGCACTGAATTCTTATACCAAGAGGGTCAAACCGTTCACACCGGCTTTGACTTCAGCTGGAGTCATGACCGGATTAACACTAATGATTTTCTCGTTAAATACAAAATAGACGATGACAATTTCACGACCTTAAACACCAGCAGCCCATCGACCACGCTGCGGGCATTGCGTGCCGGAACACTGAGCGTGCAGGTGTTGGCCCGTAACTATCTGGGTAAGCAAAGCACCATTTCGACAGCAGAGTTCACGCTTGTCGGCAAAACGGCAGTGCCTGCTGATGTGCAGAATCTGTCGATTGAACCGATTAGTGCCAACAGTGCTCGTCTGCGTTGGGATCAAACTGTTGACCTTGATGTGAAGGTAAATGGTCTTGTTCACATCAAGCACAGCAACCTGACCGATGGGACAGCAACATGGCCTAACTCTGTTGACCTGATCCCTGCTGTTGCGGGCAACTCAACTGAAGCAATCGTGCCGCTTGTAGCTGGTGAGATATTCGCCAAGTTTGAGGACGATCTAGGCAATAAGAGCACGAACGCAACCAGCGTGATCATGCAGTTCCCAGATACCTTGGGGCAGTTAATTGTTCAAACTCGTCGAGAGGATCAAGATGTCCCTCCATTCCAAGGAACAAAAACAGATTGTTTCTATGACGAGGACCTAGATGCGCTGATTATTGACGGCGACGAACAACTAGATGATCAGGCTGATTTTGATTTGATCAGTTCGTTTGACACGCTTGGCGACATCTTGAGTTCTGCCGAGTATCAGTTCGTTAATGCGCTTGACCTTGGCGCACGGTTTTCATTGGATCTTCAGCGGCGTTTTGTCACGCGAGCGTTTTTCCCTAATGACTTAATCGACTCCCGCACCGCGCTAGTGGACACCTGGAACGATTTTGATGGTACGGAAGCTGATGCCGTCAACTCTAAGCTGTATTTCAGGAGCACCAACGATGATCCATCAGGCTCTCCGACTTACGGAGCTTGGCAGGAGTTTGTCTCTGGAACGTTTGAAGCTAGGGCGTTTCAATTCAAAGCAGAACTGACCAGTGCCGATACTGCCCAAAACATTTTGATTGATGAGCTGGGCTATGAGGCGACGTTCCAGCGTCGTCAAGAAAACAGCAACGGCACTATCGCATCAGGCACCAGCACGAAAAGCGTAACCTTTGACAAGGCGTTTTTCGTAGGTACAGCCTCGCTTGGTGGAACGAACGCTTACCTGCCCAGTGTTGCGGTAACGGTTCAGAACCTCGGCAACGGCGAGCGGCTAAACGTCAGCAATGTCAGTGCTACTGGTTTTGACGTGGACATCTTGAATAGCAGTGATGCCAACGTTGACAGGAACTTCACCTATGCGGCTGTGGGCTATGGCAAGGCGGTTTAACATACAGGGAATGTTGTCCAAAACGGGCTGAGGCATGGCTACTCACGATTATGTGATTGCTAATGGAACGGGAGCTGCGGTCCGTTCTGATTTGAATAATGCCCTAGCGGCAATCGTCAGCAACAACAGTGGCAGCTCTGAGCCATCGACGACTTACGCATATCAATGGTGGGCGGATACCAACGCCAACGTTCTAAAGATCAGGAACAGCGCCAACAACGCATGGATCACGCTGCGTGAGCTTGACGGCACGATGCTGATTGAGGACGGCAGTGCCTCAACGCCTGGCCTTGCATTTGCTGATGACACCAATACTGGCATCTTCAGCCCTGCTGCTGATCAAATCGGTTTTGCTACTGGCGGTGCGGAGCGCCTTGAGATTGGCAGCTCTGAGGTTGTATTTAACGACCCCAGCAATGATGTTGACTTCCG